CATTCATAAAAAGAACTCCAGCTGGACCACCATTCTGGAAAGAAGCAACCGCCGCAGTCTTGGCTTCGTTTGAACGAGTCAAGTTTCTCGCAGCAGCCATCAATGGTGATTGACCATATAGTTGATTGCCAGTTGTATTCCATTGTAAGTTTATGTATTTATCTTGTAATATCTCTTGCTTAGTAAAGTTCCAAAGTGGACCATAATTTAATTGGTAACCGCTAATAGTTGGAGGGAAGTTTTGAATGTCAGCTAACACGTACATATATTGAGAAGGAAGCACGTACAACTCATAAGGTTTGCCATCATTGTTTCCACCTTCAATCATCTTTGCGTAAACAAAAGAATTACCTGTAACTAATTTAAAAGTACACCAAGCCTCAACGAAATCGCCAAATGTATCTTCTTCATTAGGGTATTTTAATAACTCGTTTAATCGTGCATCTTTTGTATATAGTTCAAATGCTTTCTTGTGTAGCTTTTCAACATCTTTCCAGTTCTCAATCTTATCTGGTTGGCTCATCAAAGCCTTGTATTTCTTTGCAGAACTTTCATCCTTTACTTTGTAAACGTGGAATGGAGCAAGTTTTGCTTTGTCCGCAATTAATTTAACGATTGAATAAACTATGTCATTTGCTGAATAACCATCATTTACGAAACTAATGTTATCGCCACCTTGCCAAGTTATTATCCCTTGTTGTATCGCAACTTGTCCGTTAAAAGGAATTTGTGGTAGTACAGTAGATAGTTTTTGTCTTTTACCAAAAAAGTCAAGTAATCCCATTATATATGAATTTTAACAAAGTTAGACAATTTATCCTAAAATACCGACACCTCAAATTTTAGCTTGGTTAAATGCGTAAACACGGCATACCTACAAGCATCCATCAAGTCATCATTTGCCTTTACAGGTTCTTCTATTACGTTATCGTTTTTATCCTTTTTCCATTTGTAAGACATAAACTCCCTTCTTAAGTTTTTGCTATTGTAGTGCAAGTTTATTGGATAAGATTTCATTTTTACTATTCCTGCCCATACATCCTTTTGCGCTGGTTTAATGTTAAACCCTTGTCGGTAAAGTTCCTCAATAGACTTAGGTTCGGCAGCATCCGCATAGATTGTTGCTCTCTCTGGTAGCTTCTCTTTAATCAATCTTGATAGATCACTAAGAGTCAGTCCGCTTTGATAAACTATTTCCTCAAAGTAGTTTTGTCCTTCATAGTGCGTAACCTTAACTAAAGCAGCTGGGTGAACATAACCAAAGTCCAATCCATAGAATACATCCCCATCAGGCGCTTCATCATATTGTTTCCATTGAGTATAAATAATTTCCTTTGCTGACCCTCGTTCTCCTAAGCCATAAACTTTCCACATAAAGTCATCAGGCAAATCTTTGTACTGCTCAATGTTTCTTATTTGGCTATCGCTTAGATTGGTTATGTTATTTAGGTAGGTTGAATGTATGCGCTTATTTTTTGGGTTATCAGCTACTTCATAAACCCAAGAAATAAAGTCAGCAGGATTCCAGTCTAAGAATGATTGTCCAGTAGTACGAATTAAAAGCTGGTCAAATAAAGCCTTACTAATAAGGTTTGCCTCGTTTACGAATAATATATCCCTTGCTGGTCCTTTTGCTTTGTCAGGGTCTTCTAATCCAAATAACTCAATGTATGATCCGTTCTTAAACGTATAAATGAAATCCGTATATCGGAAATCCTTTTCATCCCAGATGTTCCATTGCTCAAGTATATTTTTAAAGTCCCTGTAAACTCCACGCTTAATATGTGGGAGTGAGTGAGATACCATTGAAATCCTTATGTTGGGATTGCTTATTGCTATGTGTATTAGTAACTGAACAACAGAATAGCTTTTACTTGATCTTGACCCACCTTCATTGCATATTATAGGATAACCTTCTTCGTATGCCTTTTTATTAGCATAAAAGACAGGTGTAGCCTTAATCTTTAATTGGTTGACAATCTGCATCTGGTTCTATTGTGATTTGCACATTACCCTTTATGTCAGCGGTTATGTCGGTTGTTTGTTTTGGTCTGCCCTCTAATCTGTCTAATAGTATCTCATAAGCCTTTAAATCCCCCTTCCTAGCCTTTGCTATGATTTGCATATCTAATTGCTCCGCTATTGTAAACTCCTCATCTTCACCTGTTACTGGGTTGCGTACCTTAGTAACCAACTCCAATAAACGTAAAAGTCTTGTCTTGCTATTAGGGACTCCTTTAGGTCTGCCGTTAGGGTTTCCGCTTACCCCTTTTGGGAATGCCTTTAAATTTTCTTCATTTGCCATACTTCGTTGATTTCTCGTTGTATTTGAGCGGGAAGGTGGTATTGCACCCCTTCTTTAGTCTGGAATGACTAACGCATTACTTTTATGCTTCTCCCGCTTGTCTTGATGCCAAAGTTACCTTATTACCCTTATACATACCTGCTCCAAGTTCATCTATTTTTGAAAAAGGTAATATAGGTACTGTTATTTTGCAAGTTTTATCTATTAATAATAAATATCGTAATTGAAATCCTATTAAAATTTCGCCTTTAACTTCATTTACATATTTTTTAAAATCATACTTACCACCTGTCAAATCATAATAACTTCTATTATTTAGTTCAGGTCTTTTTTGGGTAGGGTTACTTTCTAATGTCATTTTATGTATTACACTCCCATCATTTAAACGACAAGTATTTGTATTTTGATTAATACCTGTTAAAAGAAATCCACTTGCTCTATATATAGTACCATCGCCACATTGAGTTCCATCACTAAAACTTAATATCCATTTTATTTGTGGAGCATTTTTTTTTATTAGTTTAATGCTTATTGCAATGCAACGACTTTCACTATATTTCGGCAAATATTCATCAAATGCCATTCTATTAAGTTCTAACATATCATTCCAACCTGTATTTTCAACCATTGGTAATATTTTACGCTTATCTAAAGGACTACCATAGCTTAATACTCCATGTAATTTATTATCTAAAAAACATCCAAAATGTAAATTACTATTTTGTACTACCTTACCAGAATAATGGTTTAATTTAACAAACTCATTAGCAACTTTGCTCGGTATAACTTTTACTAAGATTTCTTTTGCTCTGCCCATTGCATTATTATTAAGTATAAAGCGTTACCATTTGAATTTTCGTTACCCATTGTTTCAGCATATTTGTATTCTTCTGTGCGTTTAATTTCCTCAATGGCATTTTTAATTTGGACGCATTGTTCATCTGCTAAAGTAAATGTCATTTGTTGAAAAGGTGATTTATCGCCATCTGGCAAAGTAAAACCTTCTCCTAAATCATCTACATTGCTAAAACCTATTATATCCAAACCCCACTCCTCTAATTCTTCGGTTTCCCAATTATTAGCAAGGTCGCTCCAATCCCATTCGCCAAAACCTACATTATCCTTTACAATAAACTCTTTCTTTTGTTCTTCGGTTAGGTCTTTAGCTTGTTTTACAGGCACATCTTTTAACCCAGCTTCAATACAAGCCTTTAGCCTCATATTTCCACCTAAAACAATATTATTTTCATCTATAACAATAGGTCTAAGTTCAAGCATTTGTGGGAAGTCTTGGATTGACTTAACCAGCTTTTTAAACTTGTCATCCTTTATAATTCTTGGATTGTTAGGATTAGGTTTGATTTCGTTGATGTTCATTATCGGTTTTTTGTTGGTGTTCGTATTGAAATAATACTATCTACTTTCTTTTCTAAATTGTCATATCCAACCCATTTGCCACACTTAGTACATTCAAATTGGGTTTCTTTTATCTTACCGAACCATACATAGCCTTCGGTAATTGTACCACATTTACAGGTATATAGCTTCTTTCCGTATGTATCTTTCATAGTTTAGTTTTAAAAAGTGATAGTCTTTCCTATCAGTCAATATGCGAGTGGTTACCAGTTATTCACTTGCAGGGGTAACTCCACGAGACTTTTCAGTTTCCACCATTTCAGGCTTCATCAGTCGTTTTAAAAGCAAGTCCAGATGCATCTTGCTCACATATGTTTTGATGCCCACGAGTAGTCAGTACAGGATTCGAACCTGTAAATGTTAGAGACGTTGGAGCGCTCCCGCCTTTATTCTAACGTGGTACACCTCGCTTACCACTGCGTCTACAACCATTCCGCCAACTGACTATATTTTATCTACCCTGTCTTTGATATGGCTTAACTGGCTTATCCTTTGGACCAGATGTTTTTTTGTACTTTCCTGTTTTCCTTCGCCCAAAACTTACCTTGTTGCCGTTACTAACTTTCGCCATATTTATTTATTAAGTCTGCTAAATAATCAAATGCTTGTTCTTGTGTTTCGCCAAATACATAGTGGGTACATCCATCAATGACAAAAGAATAACAAGAATATCCTGCTATTTGTTCCTCTTTGCACGTTGCGAATATGTTACTTGTATCTATCAATTAGTTCTATTAATTCTGTTCTTTGCCATTTCTTTACTCTATTGTTAACCGCCTCAAACTCCAACTCTTTCACCGCCTTTTCACCTATCCTTTCAACAAGTCCTATTCGGTACATTGCTTGATTGCCGTGTTTAAACATATTGCACCCAGCACATTGTAAATGGATATTCCATTCGTTAAACCTTAAAGCACTAAACCCTTTAACCGCAAAATAATGCCCAGCTTGATTACCATTGTAGCTTCCGCAACTAATACAAGGTAACCCTTCATCTCTTTTTCTTATGTACGCATTAACTACCTTTTGGGTCTTTTCTAACAACTTGGGTAAAGGTATCAATGGCATTATGCAAAATTAGGGTTACTTTTTCAATCTAACAACACAAAGTCGGTCATTGTGCTTGTATCTTTTTTTGTTTATTGGGTTCATATAGGTCATAATCGTTTTATAGTCAGTACCTAAAAACCTTATTGCCTTTGCTATTGATCTAAACCATATCTCCTCTTTTGTATCTAAATAAATCAATTTTACTTCAATGTTGTTGTCTATTCCTGTCATTAATCAATCGTTTTAATTCAAAGTATAAATGTGCCGTTAAATAAATGCAGCAAGCTAAAGGAACACTAATGAGCGTAAACTTTAGTAGTTCGTAAATAAATGTTAATTGTTTCATAAGTTTAAAAAGCCACCCCAAGTTTCACTAATTACTATCAGGTTATTAATATTTTAAATGGGGTAGCTATAATTGGTTTTGTAAATATAGGTACAAAGAATATCTTTTACACTCGTTTTTAATTAAAGTTTCATCCATTAATCTTTCTAATTCTTTCTCGGTTTTAGCGTTGACCTTGTAATAAGCAATAACCTTAGCTTTTATCTTTTCAGCCACTTCCTTAGATAGATTAGTAGTGTTTAAATCTTTACGCTTCCAGAGTATATCAAAAGCCATTGTGTTAAGTAGCTTCCAGTCCTTTTTAGCCGATTTCTCCCAATTTTGGTACAATGCCTCAATTACTTCATCATCATTGATTTTTGGTATATCTACTGGCGGTGGCTCGGTATGTGTCTTGTTTCTTACTTGAACTGCTATTGGTTTATACGCTGCCATCACATCCCCAAAGAATTTAGGGTTAAAAGTTATCGCCTTGTCAACTGATAATTTCCCCATTGCGTAAAGTTCAAAAGCTACACCTAGTTCTTTTAGTTTATAGTTACAATAGTTCTTTATAACAAATTCGCATAGAAACTGAAACAACTCTATCGTAGGTGTTTGGCATCCGCTTAAAGCAATACAGGTCTTTAAATGTTCTTTTACCTCAATAGCCGAACATCTGCCTACACTCATTGTTTCTAAAGCACTATAAACTTTTAATTCATCAGGCTCAAGTCTATTATAAATTTCTAAGTGCAATAGCTTCTCGCTCTGTGTAAGAGAGTTTATTGCTTGGGGTATTATTTCGGTTAATGATTTCATCGTTCCAAGATTTGTTATTTAAAAAGGTTTCAGGGTTTTTACGGAATTGTTTGTCTTGTACTGATTGCTTGTAAAGATCAAGATAATTCATGGCATTTTGCCTTTCTTCATCAGTTAATTTATTCCACTTCTTTTTTAACTTTTGCTTATCTCCTATCTTTTTATCATATTCAACCCAAAACCACTCAAAGTCTATATTTACTTGTTCTTGTTCTTTATCTTGTTCTTCTTCTTGTTCTTGTTCTTCTTGCGTATGTGTATCCATACTGTATATATACTGTATCAATACTCTATCTTTTACCTTTAATAACTCCTTTTCAATACAAGAACGAACCTTTGGACTATTTGAATCGTTATACTTACCCCAATTCTTCAAAGCCATCTCCTTTGTGCTTGTTGAGTATTTTACCTTACCAATTTCAATAAAGAAGCTAATTAGCTTTTTAATTGTGTCCTCATTGTATCCTGTATCATAGCACATTTGCTTTGTAGTAATCTCATAGATACCACATTGAGTTGTCCTGTCATTAGTTAAAAGATACAAGTAAAAAAACTTTTGCTCTGGAGTTAATCCTTCTACAAATTCATCACGCCAAAATGTAACGTGGACTTTTCTAAATATTGCCATAAAATAAAAAAGGCTCTCGGCTTCCACCCCAGTCGGATTAGGGTTTCAGCTTTGAGCCAATAAGTTAGTATAAGGTATCCGACACCTTTGCACGAAGATAAGCTAATTAACCGAATACTGTGCTACTTGTTTCTTATTTTTTAGCTTAACAATGGTAGTTTTTATGTTCATACCATCGTTTCTAAGTTCAGCTATTCGTGCTGCTAATCTAAAGCATCCGAACTTGTTTAAAGCATCAATAGGAGTTAATTTTCTACCTTTATTTAGATAGTTTGCGATTTGTGTTGTTTGGCTCATAGTTGTAGGTTTTAAATTTGCGCTTTACGTTATCGCCCAACGAGGGGTTAATATCAGAAGGGCAAGTCATCCTCGCTTTCTTGTTGGTTTACGGCAAATTCTTTTTTACCTGTTGGTGCGTTATAAGAAACTTGCTTACCTCTACCACAATAGTTTTTCTTAGCCTTTTCTGCTCTTTCCTCTTGGCTTTGGTTGTTCCATACTGTGTGCGTGTTTCCTTTGTCATCTGGTTCTTTTAAGAAGTCGGTAGCTACGTTTGCGTAGTTTTTGCCGTTCTTAGCTTCTTTCCAGTTAATGTCCTCTTTGCAAATGTTTAATACAATCATTGTTTTTAGTTTAATGTTTATTTAATTGTTGTTGTTCTAATGCTATTTCATTTTGTCTATCCTGTTCTAATTCTTCCTCGTCTTCTTCTTCTTCCCAATCGCAATGTTCCATACAATCAGGACAAATGTCTATTTCCTCCATTGTGGTATGCGCTCCGCAGCAAGTTGAATAAGGCATAATTAATCGTTTAAATAGTTTTCAAATACTTCAAATTTATCAGCTAACATTTGATAAGGAATGTAATCCCTTTTAGGTTGCTCTAATAACTCTGGGAAGTGTAATTGTTTATGTAATTTAAGTTTATACTTAGCTGCGTTTAATTGATTAATCATTTCCGATGCGTTTTGCGGATAGCTTGTATCTACTTTGTAATTCCAAAACTTAACTTCCTCTCTTAAATCCCATAATCTGCTTAATGGTGTCATAAAGATTCTTTTTTCTTGGTAAATAATTTAGTTACATCTTTAGTTGCAAGTTCGCTATTTAGTGCGTAAAGTTGGCTTAATTCGGTAGTATTTATGCACAAATCAATAGCTAATTCCAAGTCCTCTACGTTATCGTGTGTCTTAATGTAGGCTGGGGTTTCATCGGTTGATTGAGCCATTTCATCTCCAGTATAAAGTCCGCTCAAATCCTGTGGGTAAGCCTTTCTCAAAGCTAATGCCTCTGCAACCTTACTTAGCATTGTATGTGGCATCTTAGCCCATAAACCCATCGGTTTGCCATCGTTTGTTCTTTGGCAATATTCATCCCAGTATGCAACTCCAACGGCTGCTTCATACCTTGTTTCTCCGTGAAACCTAAATACTGAAACCTTACAAGATATTAATTTACCATCTTGTTCTACAAAGATAGGTTCGCTTTGACCTCCGTAATTTCCGCTTCTTTCAGCGATTACTCGGAAGCCATCAATACTTGTTTGGATTGTCATTTTTTTACTCCATCCGTTTGCAGTTTTTACGTTCCTGTGGATGCAATAAATCTGTCTTGATAACGCATCAAGTCCTGTCCTTTGGGCTTGATAAAGAAATAGTTTTAGTTCATCAACTGTTGCCTCTGGAGCAATCTGTGATTTTACTAACTCTACTTGATCTTTCGTGTACGAAAGTTGTGGCTTTTTAGCCAGTTGTTGTTCGCTCATATTGGTTGGTTTTAGAGTTTAAAATTAACTAATTTAGTGTTAATAACCTAATTAAAGTAGCACATTTAAGTTGAAAATGTCATTTTTTATGGTATCGTCGAACTTATTTGATAGCTGACCCTTGATTTTAGAGATTGAGTGTAAGACTGTGGTTCTATCCCTATTAAACAATTTTGCTATTTCCTCGCCATTTAACTCGGTCTTTTCCTTAGTGAAATACATAGTCATTTGCCTTGCCAAAGTAACTTCTTCACCCCTGTATTTAGACATCATTTGTCCGTACTTAATTTGGTAGTAATTGCACACCTTTTCGGCTATTTCAACTGCATACTCCTTTTGTTGTTCCTTGTCCATTCTTATTGTTTTTATGTTTAAATGTTTGTCTAATAAATCCTTTAATTGATTTATCTCTTGCTTTAATTTTTTGTTCTTATCTCGCAAAACTTCTATTTCAAGTTCTGCCATATATGTTTTGTGTACTTCTCTCATTAGAAATGTAAAAGGTTTATTGGTAACATAAAGTCCTCCGTTAAGGTATAAAGGTCAAGGATCAAATAATGGTAGCTTTTAAGGATTCTACGCTGGATGTCATTCATCCTTGCTATCTTAATTAACAAGTCTTCTTCGCTAATCATTGTCCTTGTGTCATCAAGTCCACGCCTCCATTCAGCAAGGTCAGCCTCGAATAGATTTTGCCTTCCCTGTGCTTGTTTTAGCAGTTCCAGTAATATTGTTGCTCTTTTGTGCAGCTTTAGTTGTTTCTCCTGATAAATTAGATTGCTCATATTGTTTTAGTATTTTGTAAACCAACTTACTTAAAGTGATACCTTTAGTGTCGGCTTCGGTTTGTAAATTAGTCTTGATCTGTTGGCTGACTAGCGTTGTAATAAGTGTTTTCATAGATTTCATTAATGCCTTTTGCTAAGTCTAAACAGGCTTGTACTGTTTCTTTTACATAGCCATCATTAGGCATAGTTAATATTTTAGTTTCTAAAGTGTTGATGTAAAGTTGAATTGGTGTCATACTAAATGTTTTGAAGGATTGCAGTAATTAAAAATGCCACGCATACAATGATAAATGCATACATTGGTTTAATGCTTTCTTGAGCGTAACGCTCGTTTGCCTTTTCTTGTTGGGTTTTTAGCCTGTTCATATTGGTTGTTTTGGTTTATGAAATCAAAGATAGGGCATAAACATATAACTTTATCAAACAAAGCAATTATTTTAAATAAATGTGATGAACGGCAAATAATAGGGATAAATGGCATAAAAAAGCCCCTAATAAGACTAAAAGGGGCTTAAACCTAAGTTCTCCAATATGAACTGCAAATATATATAAAAAACCCCAGCTTTTTAGGACTGGGGAACTATGAACCAACAACTATTTAGAACCATCTTGTAATGGCGTATCGTTAGAATTGTCAACCATTCGGTATCCTTGCTGCCAAAGAACCTTACATAAAGTTACGCTTTTCTCAATAATGGCTTCTTCTTCATCCATTGGATTGAGGATATGTAAGCACTCGTGCAACAGGATTTCAAGATGCTTTTTGCCTTTTAGTCGTGAGTCAATATAAACAACACCATCACTTTCAGCAATGCCGTGAGCCTGTTCCCTTCCTAATTTCCTATGTATTACTTTAATTTTCATCTTTCATTAGTGCTAAATCTGGTCTATCAATCTCTTTAAATATTAATACTTCTCCACCTCTGATCTTACCTAATGTAATTTTTATTTCTTGTTCTAATTGGTGTATTTCTTGTAGCTTAGAAACCAGCCATTGTTCTTGTTGTAATGTTGTCAATTTTGCAAAGTTTTTAGGGTATCTCATATTAAAATATTTTATTTTTATAGATTCTTTTGTTTTGAACCGAATAGTAACCTTCAACATCTTTTTCTAATATAGCAAAGCCTTGTGAGTAATTGTCAACGTGCTTACAATATTCTACGTTTGGATGCATAAGATGTCCTGTGGTCCAGCAAGTAAAGACTTCTTCATCAAATTGATTCTTAGTTGTATAAGATTGTACCTGATGAACGTGCGAAGCTATTGCGCTTTGCTTAACCCTATCGTAAAGCGTTTTAGCTGGGTTTACACCGCTTCCCCTTCTAAATGTAGTATCTCCGTGAATAATAGGCAATTTACCGAACTTAACGTGATCTATATTTTTAATCGGAATAATGTTAAAAGTATTTAGCATTAAGATTTCCTCAATATCAAATTTGCCGTTTAACCCTAATAATTCAGGTGCTTTGGTTCGCATATACCTTTCATACCTAAACTCGTGATTAGCGTCTAAGTTGTAGTAAATAGGTATTTGAGGGAATGTTGCTCTTATAAATCCAAGCATCTCAATAATAGCCTCATATTCCTCATCAAATTTTCTTACTCTTGGGTCTTTCTGGAAGTCGCTTAATTGATAGAAGTCAACTAAATCGCCATTTATAAATAATGAATCAATCTTTTGCTCAACTAAGTATTTAAAGCAAACATCAATAGCTTTAGGGTCGTGAAATGGCACTTGTAGATCACTAATAAATCCCATCTTCTTGATTCCTATCGGCAAACAATAAACAACTTTCTCCTCTACCCAAGTAGGCGGTTGCACAAAGTGTGAGCCTGTACGTTTAAAATCTTCTACAAATTGCTTGTTTACACCTCTTACACTTTTAGTTTCTCCTGCCTTACCCCTGTAATATCTTATCAAGTAACGAACGTTCTCTTGATTGTCAAAGTGTGCGCTTTGCTCCTTCATAATCAAAGATGCTAAGGTATTAGACGGCATCCATTGAGGATATTTGGCTAAATAGTCTAAGACTATTTGACCACTCATTGTTGTTTTTCCGCCTCCCCTTTTTTTTGTTGTTGTCATTGTTTTGGTTTTATATTGAATTGAGTATCAGGTCTGCTTCTTCTTCTCTCCGTTTGACCAAACCATCCAACCCATTCTCCCATAATCTTTTGCTTCTTTCTATTTGGTCAGCTATCCCTTCGTAGTCTTTTTTAGCCACAAGGTCAACTATGGCTCTCATTTCAGTTCTTGTATCTCCGTCTAATTTATTCCCTCTATCGTAAACCATTGAAACCAACGCACCCCTTGTGTCCTCGTTTAAACTATCTATCTCTGGATAAATATCCTTTGTTAATTTATAGTATTTAGGTATTGACTTATTAACGAATACATCGTAGGCAAAATTGTATGGAATCCTAACTTGTAATATTTCCCCCCTAAGCATCGTTTTAACCGCCTCTCCTTTTATACCGACTACTTTCCTTAATGCGTGTAGAAAGTTCAAATTTAAGCCATCCCAATCGCTAAAGAATTGATTATCTCTAACCTCACTTAAATTGTACCCTATTCCGATAACAACTCCGCTTTCCGTTAAAATAGGCTTTTGGTATCTACGTTCGTAAACGGCTCTACCTCCAACCTCGTGTTTGATAATCATCTCAATAGCTTTGCGACTGATCATTGTTATTGTTTTTTTACAAATTTACCTCTACTATCTCTATCGCAACTTATTTTATTTAAACCAATTTTAAAAGAGTGTTTTTGATTTTCAGAAATAGTAACCCATTCTAAATTACTTACTAAATTGTTGCTTTTTACTCCGTCAATATGATTAACGTGAGGTTTATTATTTGGATTATCAATAAAAGCATTTGCCACTAATCTGTGAACTCTAAATGATTTTGGCTTACCATTATTATATAAAACTGCCGTGTGATAACCTCTATCTGATAATCTATTGCCTAAAATACATTCTTGTCTTAACCTACCAAGATAGTTTACCTGTGATAATGATTTTATTCTACCAAGATTGCTTACTTGATATAAACCTTCATATCCTTCAACATCTTTCCAATTTTCCATTATATGTGATTTTTATAGGTGGTTTTGCCATTTACTCTTATTGCATCTAAAACTTGTTTTCTTTGCTTTCCTGTGCTTTCGTATGATACGTGAACCCACGAATAGTCAAACTCATTAATAAGCTGGTCAAATGATAAATTGTCCTTAATGTAATCAAATACCATTTTGTTGGTTACACCGCTCGTAGAACTATCCATATCAATATCAATTGCCTCTCCTGTGCAATGCTGACTTGTTAATGAACCGCCAATACATTTATTTAGTTCTATACTACGATAACCGCTTGAAATGTGAATAGGCACTCCAAAATGAAGCCTTACTGGCTCAAATACCTTTTCTGCTAATAATTTAAAGTTCTCAATGTGTTGTGGAATAGGCATATTGCTAATTCCGTTTCTCTTTGCTGATTCGCTACGAATAACTTCGCTTAAATCAAGGTGTGCTGATAGTTTCATAAATAAAATAAATTAAAGCTAATACCCATAAGGTAAAGCCTATTAATAATGCTCGTTTCTCGTTATTCGGCATCTTTTTTTGTTGAAAATTTGTCTATTGTACTTGTACCCATTGCTGCAATACATATAGCCATAACGCAATCAACCAGCTTATCGCTTGGTGCAACCTCGACATGACTAAAAGAATTTGCTAACAAAGTGATACATAAAAACAAAGCACTCATCAAAGCTATTACTCTTTTAGTGCTTATTGACCCTCTTTCATCCGATAATAAATTTGCTATCCATTTCATATTACTGTGTTTTAATTAGTACTAATGCCATAAATAAAGCTAAAGTCCATAACCTGTTTATGCCTTTTTCTTTCTCAAAGGCTTCTTTGAACTCTTGGTCGATTCCTGTGGCTGGTTTAATATTATTGATATGATATCTGTAAAGGTTGATTGTATCTTGCTTTTTACTAATTTGATTAATTGCTGAATCATAATATCTTGTTTTAATTTTTAATGAATCTATTGTTTTGTTATAACCCAAATACAAAGCGTTTATTTCTTTGCCTTGCTCTATGGTCATTATAACAACCGAATCTTGTTTAATTTTCCTTATTTGTGGGTATTGCGAGTAACTTGAAACTGACACCAGTATCATTACTAACACTATCCAAACTTGCTTTGACTTCACTTAATTCCGATTTTAATGTTGTTACTTCTGTTTTTAATTCCTTTATTGTTTCTACTGCCTTTTGTACTAACTCAGCTTCTTTTTTACTCGCCTTAGCCTGTACTTGAACTGACAAATCGTTTGTTTGCGATACCTTATTCATTAACTTTTGGAACTCTATGTCCTCTTTTGTTTCCTCGCTTTGGTTTTGAGCCGAAGCAGTACACCCCATTAAAAATATAAATAATAAGTATTTCATTATTTAATAGATTGTATTTTACCTAAACTTTCAAGAGTACTTAACTTAGCCGTTGCAGATGCCAAAGATGAATCACATCTTCTTAAAGCCACTTGCATAATATCAACCTTCTCATCTAACTTTTCCACCTTAATACCTTGACTTGTGATCTGATCTTTGAACGTGGAACGCACGTCAATATACAATGCTGATATGCCACAAAGAACAATGAATAAAGTTGCAACCACAGGATTTTTTGCGAAGTCTTTAAATGATACAGGTAAAGCCATTTTAGAATAATTTTATATAATAACCCAATGAATAATGATTTGTTGTTGCGTTTATTGTAAATAAGCCGTTTTTAGCCGTTTTATACCCTAAACCAAGTCCCAAGCCTACTTTATTGTCAAATGCCCTTAAATCGCCTAAAACACCCAAATAAACCTCTTTCTTAGGCTTTGGAGTAATAGTCTTAGTAACATAGATAGTTTTTTCGCTTATTTCAGCCTTAAAACCCCTTCCTTGTATCTTGTTATGTGAGATAGTATCTTGGATGTATGCGTATCCTAATGAATCTATGCGCATAGTATCAGAATAGACCTTTACTTGATTGTAGT